GGCTGTACGTGTAAGGGCGTACTACTAAAACAATGTCTGAAGGTATCGGTTTTTTTGAACAACTGTTAGCTTTGCAAAAGGCACAAGCGGCACCTGCTGCTGAAGCGGGACGCATTCTTGCTGAAGACCCGGTCAAGACGGCGAAATATGCAGCTTACTTAGATCCTTTTTCTCCAATCGGTACGGCGGCAGGTGTTGCCGAAGTTTTTGGTTTTGGCCCAGATCCACAAAATCCGGGCGAATTTTTACCTTCTTCCTATCAGCAGTTTCAAGAAGCAGATAGTGCGGCGGATGTTGGTTTAGCAACTTTAGGGGTTTTCGGTGCTATACCTATTGTCGGTGGACCTCTTCGCGCACTCAAAGCGCTCAGACAAGTTGACCGATCTCAACCACGATCTATGCAACCACCGGAAGTACTGGAGTTCTTAAAAGAAAACCCAGAAGTTGAACAACGTGCAAAGGGTGGTCGAACTTCACCCGACCAAGCTTTTTACGGCGAAGATATTATGCGGGCCCTAGAACCCCCGTTGAAAAAAGGTGAATTTCAACAATCCTCACTACGTAATGTTTTGAAGTCGCGGATCGAAGAAATGCGGGCAGAGGGGAAAAGTGTTGATGACATAAATCGGGAAATGGAACAAACGGCCATAGATCTCAAAATACCCTCCCCACCTCGTGCCTTTGACGATCCCTCAGTTGAGTATGTTTCCACGGAATATTTGTTAAAGAACGTGGCTCGTGGAAATCCGACACGTTACAACGTCCAAGAAATAGATGAATTTAAGGCGGGACGCTTGGGCGAAAACCCGGGCACAAAACAACAATTTATTGAGGAAGGTCGCCCAAGTTTAAAAGAAAACATTTACAACGAAGGCATAAAAAAGCCGATTGAAATTACCGTGTCCAAGCGTGACGGTGTTGCGGTTATAAGTGAGGGCAATCATCGACTACGTGCCGCTCAAGAGCTTGGAATTACAGAAGTCCCAATTAAAATAAAAGTTCGCAACCGGGATCCTTACATTGATCCGGAGCAGTCGGCCTATCGTGGAGAACGTCCTACTGAACTAGACGTAAGTGGCTTAGAGGAGGGAGACTACTCGCCTACGGAAATAGGTTTTGCAAACCGCGTAACAGGACCCAAACCTCCTCCAAGCATAGACGTTGATGAGCGTGGTATGCCGCAAGGTAGTTTTGCGTTTGACATGAATATGAGTCCCGACCCTGATCCAAAAACTTTTACACCTATGCGCCCAGAATTTAAAAAATTTAAAACAGGCGGTCTGGTGTCTCTGGCCCCAATCGCACGCAACATGTACCGCGGACCACGGGCCTTGCAATCACTAGCTCCCGTAGCTAGGAACATGGATCGTTCTATGCTACGCTCCGGCTAAAGGAGAAGCCAAATGTCACAAACACCCAATGCAGGGATGGTCGATAAAAACGTACCGTCTCAACTTGATACGGAAGACCTTGCCGCTGAGATAGAGGTCGAGCTTCCGGGTTCACAGGAAAGCCAGATTGACTTCATGGGCTCCGCCATGAACATGGATGTTGAGATTATACCCGAAGAAGACGGAGGCGTGACGATTGACTTCGAGCCTGCGGATGCAGCCAAAGGCAGCGAAGAGTTTTACGATAATCTGGCAGAAAATCTGTCGGAGGGGGAGCTTGGCAGAATTAGCAGCGAACTATTGGGAGAGTTTGATGCTAATAAGGCCAGCCGTCAGGAGTGGGAAGACGCATATGCGAATGGTTTGGAGTTGCTTGGCTTCACTTATGAGGAGCGCACCCAGCCGTTTAGAGGAGCGTCGGGCGTAACGCATCCTTTATTGGCTGAATCGGCTACACAATTTCAAGCGCAGGCGTTCAATGAATTATTGCCTGCGTCGGGTCCTGTCCGGACTACGATACTGGGTGACGAAACACGCGAAAAACAACAGCAGGCACAGCGTGTTCGTCAATTTATGAACTACTACATCACGACGGTGATGGAAGACTACACGCCGGACATGGACCAAATGCTGTTTTATCTGCCATTGGCGGGTAGCACCTTCAAAAAAGTTTACTACGATGAGACTTTGGGCCGTGCAGTAAGCAAATTTATTCCCGCAGAACAGCTTGTTGTGCCGTATGAGACTTCTGATCTGGATAGCTGCCCGAATATCACGCAGGTAATACGCATGTCACTTAATGATTTGCGTAAAAAACAGGTTTCTGGGTTCTATTTGGACCTGCCAGTGATACCGGCACAAGAAGAACTAAACAGTGTTGATGACGAGATCAACCGAATTGATGGTTTGTCGCCCAGTCAGGTGGATTATGACTGCACGATTCTGGAGTGCCACGTTGATCTGGACTTGGAAGGCTATGAGGATGTGGACGATGATGGTGAACCCACCGGTATTAAGGTTCCTTACGTTGTAACTATTAGTCAGGACAACGGACAGATACTTGCTATCCGTCGTAACTACAATGAGGACGACGAATTAAAGCGCAAAATCCAGTATTTTGTGCATTTCAAGTTTTTGCCCGGTTTTGGTTTTTACGGGTTGGGTTTGATTCATACAATTGGCGGTCTTTCGCGGACCGCGACTGCTGCTTTGCGTCAATTGATTGATGCGGGCACGCTTTCAAACCTACCAGCAGGTTTCAAAGCCCGCGGACTGCGGATCAGGGACGATGATGACCCGCTTCAGCCGGGTGAATTTAGAGATGTGGACGCTCCGGGTGGTGCAATTCGTGACAGTTTGATGCCGTTGCCGTTTAAGGGACCGGATCAGACGCTTTTTGCCCTTCTTGGGTTTGTCGTAGACGCCGGTCAGCGGTTCTCAACCATTACAAATCTGAAAGTCGGTGACGGAAACCAGCAGGCGGCAGTTGGAACGACAATTGCGCTGTTGGAGCAGGGTTCGCGGATTATGAGCGCGGTGCACAAACGTCTGCACTACGCGATGAAGCAGGAATTCAAGATTCTGGCTCGTGTCATGGGTGAAAGCCTGCCGCAAGAATATCCGTATGCTGTTGAGGGTGCGGATACAAAGGTCATGGCCCGTGATTTTGATGACCGCGTAGATATTCTGCCGGTATCCGATCCGAACGTATTTTCACAAGCACAGCGGATTGCATTGTCTCAGACCAAACTGCAATTGGCTGGGGCCGCGCCAGAGATGCACAATATGTACGAGGTGTATCGGGATATGTATGACGCTCTGGGTGTGCGGGATGCAGAGCGGATTATGAAGCGGGTGCCGGACGAAGAGCCGATGCCAAAAGATCCGGCGCAGGAAAACATTGATGCGCTTGATATGATTGAGTTGAGAGCGTTTGAAGGTCAGAATCATCAGGCGCATATTATGGCTCACTTGGTTTTTGGAACGTCTCCGATGGTTCAGGGTTTACCTGCTGTGGCGATGGCGCTGCAAAAGCATGTAATGGAGCATGTTCGCATTGAGGCGAAAGAAAAAGCAGTTGCCGCTTATTTCCAACAAGCTCAAGCTGCAAACGTGCAGTTGCCGCCGGAAGAAGAAGAGCTACAGATAGAGGCTTTGGTCGCTCAGTTTGTGGCCGAAGGTATGCAGAACGTCAAACAGCTTTCTGCGCAGATTTCGGGTCAAGGTCCCGATCCGTTGGTTCAACTCAAAGAACAAGAGCTTCAAATCCGGGCGCAAGCGGAGCAGTCCGACACGCAGCTTGAGCAAGCGAAACTTAATCTGCAAGCGGCCAACCAGCGTCAGCGGGCAGATCAATTCCAGCAGCGTTTGGCTAGTCAGGAACGTCAGACACAGTCGCGTATTGATGCAGCCATGCAGCGGGAGTTTATAAAACAACGCGGGGATAGTTAATGCTAGCAGAGCTTGCCGCCGCCAACGCTGCTTTTGCAGTTATAAAGCAAGCCGTTCAAAATGGACGCGAGTTGGCCGATGCTGGTTCTGCAATAACTAAGTACGTTGGAGCTAAAGAAGAACTGGCAAGACGAGCAAAAAAGAAGAAAAAACCGGGCACTTCTAATAGTGACCTAGAGGAGTTCATGGCGCTCGAAAAGCTCAAGCAGCAAGAAGAGCAATTAAGAGAAACAATGATCTGGTCGGGCCGACCCGGACTATGGAAAGACTGGCAAGCATTTCAAGCACAGGCACGTAAATCGCGACGGGTGCAAGAGGCTCTTGCCAAAAAGCGACGCGAAGAATTTGTGCGGGCGTTAATGATATTCTTAGGTATTGTATTGGGCATCGTTGGCATTTGTGCATTGATTATCTGGGCCCTGTTTTTACGAGCGCTATAATGATGGATGTTTTTCTGTTGCTTGTTTATTTGGGTGTGGGAGAAGATCGTCGCATGGAAAGCAACAACATGCATTTTCGTGATTTGAACGAATGCAATTATTTTGCCTCCCAGCTTTCTAAGAGATATGGTACATATCGTCATAGAGGCGCGATTGACCGTCGGGACAGGGTAACTGCTTACTGTGTTCCGCGGCAAGTAAACCCGGAGAGAACAAAAGTTTATTAAGGAGAGTGAGATGGTCACGCCAAAAAACAAACGCAAAATACGTAAAGTCATAAAGGGTCTGAGCAAAGCATCAAAGACGCACGCAAGACAGGCAAAGACTCTAAGAAAAGCTATTTCTGGCCGAGGCAAAGCGTAATGGGTTGCATTTGGGCAGGTCGCTGGAAAGAATACTTTGCCTTAAAAAAAGAAATCCACGATTGGCGCAAGCAAGGTTTTTCTATGGAAGAAATAGAAAACAAGCTGCGCCGAAAACTTGAGGGCGTAGAGTTGAGGGTGGTAAACGGCTAATGGACCTAGTAAATGCATGGAACGAATTGAGTTACTTTGACGGCGTTCTGTTTACTGTCTGGTTGGGCATTCTGTATGTTGGCAAAAAGAAAATAGATAAGTGGTTAGACTAGATGGATAACAAAAAATTAGAGCAGGGCAGTCGTTACGAAGCGCATGATTTAGACGGCGACGGTATCGTAACGGACGAAGAGATTGCTCGTGAAAAAGAAATGATTGAATTGGAACTTCGAGAGGAAAAAGCAAATGCACAGCAATGGATGGCGTGGGTCGCTATGGGCAGTATGCTCGTATTTACAACTGTGCTTTTTCTTCCTGTGGTTTCTACCAGTCGTGTTAATGCTCTCGCTGACCTCCTTGGGCTTTTTTACATTGCACAGGCTGGTGTTGTCGGTGCATACATGGGTGTTTCAGCGTGGATGAGCAAAAAATAATTTACCGATATGAAGGCCCGATGAACAAATTTAGGCAGTACAATCTTATGCGAAAAAAGATGCGGCGATTAAAGAAAGAATTTAAGGATGAAACCGGTAAATTAAAGGGGTTTTAAATGTTAAGTGTTATTGGTTCGTTAATAGGATTCGCTAGCAGCACCGCTCCGGCAATTGCAGATCATTTCAAGCAAAAGAGTAATCAAAAGTTTGAACTAGAGAAGATGAAAACTATGGCAGAACTGCGTAAAGCAGGTTTTGACCATGAGCTAAAAGCATTCGAGGCGCAGGCTTCGGACAAAGAACATGACCGACTAATTCAGCATGACATGAGTATTAACAGCGGCACAGGAATAATTTCTGCGCTTCAGCGGTCTGTTCGTCCTGTTATTACTTATTGTTTCTTTGGCTTGTTCTTGGCGATAGAAATTACGTTACTACGAGAGGCTCTCAATAGCGGAATGAGCGTGGCAGAATCATTGAATGTTTTGTGGGATGAAGACACGAAAGCAATCTTTGCTGCAATCATTAGTTTCTGGTTTGGTTCCCGCGCCATTGATAAAGCAAGAGGTAAAAGCTGATGGCTGATAATTTTGAAGCTAGTCTGAAAATGGTTTTGAAACACGAAGGTGGTTTCGTAGATCATCCGAAAGATCCGGGCGGGGCAACTAACAAAGGCATTACTCGACAAACTTATGAATCGTTTTTGGGCAGACCTTTGGAGAGTGTTAATGAGCTTATTGAAATTCCAAATGACCATATTCAAGAAATCTATCGGATACGTTACTGGGACAAGGTTAAGGGGGATGACCTTCCTTCTGGCCTTGATTTTTCTGTTTTTGATTGGGGCGTAAATAGTGGTCCATCCCGTTCCGCAAAATTTTTGCAAGGTTTGGTGGAAGTGACACAAGACGGCGCTATCGGACCAAGAAGCCTTGAGGCAATTTCAAAACATGACCCCAAAGATTTGATTGTTGAAATGGCCGCCAAGCGAGAAGGGTTCTACCGGTCGCTTTCTACGTTTGATACCTTTGGAAAAGGGTGGTTGCGCCGTAATGAAGAAACCCGTGACTTTGCACTCGAACTTGTATAGAAGGGTATGAGACTAAATGCGGAGATATAGGTTTGAGCATACATGTCGCGGAATCGGTGTTTCGCATAGTAAGGGAGCACCGCGCAACGATTGAAAATTTACTTGTTTATGACAATGTAAAAAATATGGAGCAATACCGTGAACTAATGGGACAATTAAAAGCATTAGAGCACGTTGAACAGGAACTCAAGAGCCTGCTAGAAAAACAGGAGCAGTTAGATGACTAAATCAAAGCCGAATTTAAAAGCGGCGGCAGAAGGCGTAGCGAAACTATCAGAAGCATATGTTGACGTTACAGACAAAAAATTAGATCCCGATAATATCGGGGGTTCTCTCCTAGACAGGATGCCGGATCCAACAGGATGGCGGCTTTTGATTTTACCTTACAGAGGAAAAGGGAAAACCGACGGCGGTATTTTCCTTCCAGACCAGACAGTAGAAGAGCACACCATTTCCACGCAGGTTGGGTATGTTTTGAAAACTGGTCCTTTGGCATACCAAGATCCAGACAAATTTGAGTCGGGTCCGTGGTGTGAAAAAGGCGATTGGGTAATGTTTGCCCGATATGCTGGCTCTCGTTTTAGAATAGATGGCGGCGAAGTACGCATTCTAAATGACGACGAGATATTAGCTAAAATCCAAGAGCCCGAAGATATTTTGCATTTCTAGGAGATATTATGAGTGACGAAGATGTTAAAGAGAACGAGCAAGTTGAACTTGAATTACCCGAAGAAGAACCTGAAGGATCTGTTGAGGTCGAAGAAGCGGGTGCAACCGGCACAGAAGAAGCCGCCGATAACTTTGACAAAGCAGAAAGCGCAACCCAAAAACGCATAGATCGCCTTACAAAACGTATGCGTGAGGCCGAACGTGATAAAGACGAGGCCATACGTTACGCACAACAGGTGCAGAACGAAAATAATCAGTTTAAACAACGCATACAAAACATGGATCAGAGCTATGTGTCTGAATACAGCAATCGCGTTGAAACACAAATTAGTTCTGCCGAAGCAGATTTAGCTCGTGCTGTGGAATTGGGAGACTCTGCCCAAGTTGTAGAAGCACAAAAAAGGCTCACACAATTAGCTATCGAAAATGATCGTGCTCAACAGGCAAAAGTGCAGCAAGAAAGATATGCTCAACAGCAAGCCGCTCTTCAACAGCAAACAGCATATCAACAGCAGCAACCGCAACAAGCGGCACAGCCTCAACAAGCTTACAAAGAACCGGACCCAAAAGCTCAAAAATGGGCTGAAAGAAACGATTGGTTTGGGTCTGATGAAGCCATGACTTTTGCTGCTTTTGGCATCCACAAAAAACTTGTAGAGGACGAGGGATTTGACCCAACCTCTGACGAGTACTATAGTGAATTGGACAGCAGGATGATTGAGGAGTTTCCTCACAAATTAGATCCTGCTCAAAATGATAAACGGGGAAGCAAGAGGTCCGCCCAGAATGTTGCTTCAGTATCCCGCTCTACCGGTGGGCGCAGTAGAGGAAAGAAGGTTAGACTCACCCCTAGCCAGATTTCTATAGCTAAAAAATTGGGTGTGCCGCTTGAAGAATACGCGAAATACGTGAAGGAGTAGGTTATGACGGACGATCAAATCAATGAAGGTACGGCAAAACGTGCTTCTCGCGCAAAACAATCTAGGGAGAGTACGGAAAGGCGTAAACCGTGGGCTCCCCCCTCAATGCTAGATGCACCGCCTGCACCAGATGGGTTTAAACATCGTTGGATTAGAGCAGAGGCTCGTGGATTTG